GAGACGCCTCCGGCATGGAGGGAGTTATAGATGACTACGGCATCGAGCGCTACGCCTACACCTGGTTCTCCATCCGCCCCGATGGCTGGTCCACTTCGATCGTGGTACCGGCCTGGGCGATGCAGGTCCCGACCATCCAGAAGATATCGCTTGACAAGCAGTAAGCGGTAAGCTAGACTGAGATTGTTGAGAGAGGGACTGAGCACCCTTTCCACGCACTCCCGAAACCAACTCGCGGAAAACTGTCGGGTCCTCCCGATGCACCATCTGACACAGCGTCAGGTGACAGGGTGGGCAGGTCAGCAGTAGGATAAGAGTTCGGGAACGATCGTTCCACATAAAGGGTTCGATCAAGGGTGGAAGCGGGCAGCAGAGGGCAGGTCTCGCTGCGTTCTGCGCTCCTAACAAAGATCGATCACGTGATGTGAATGGGTTGGCGATGGGCGATGAGTGATCATGTCTGCCCCACCATGTAGTGAGCATGCATACCCTAACCCTCAAGTAGAGGTTGAGCCTATAGCCTGTAGGTATGCACACTCACGCATGTGTGCGTGGCGTGATCATGTGTGCACGTAGCTGCCACGATGAGGGCATGCCTACTGCCCACCTGCCTGCACACACCACGTGGCCCATGCCTGCCTGCCTGCCCGCACTGCCCCCGTGCATGCACTGCATGCGTTATGCATGCGCCCACTACCCGCGCGGATACACCCGCTGTGCTGCCCCCCATACATGGCAGTGCCCCGCCGCATGGGCGGGGTACTGACCTAGTCCAGCAACGCCAGGCAGCGGGCGCATAGATCCGCGCCGTATAACTCGTGCGTGTCCAGCGCGGACGTGGGCTGGGAGGCGCGGCACCGCGAGCACTCGCCCATCGGCGTGACCGCCACTGTGGGCGGGCGACCGGCGGGAGTCAGATACATCGGTGCCACCTCACGGGGACCCCCACCGAAGCGAGGCCAGAGCGTAACCCTGAGCGATGGGCGCAAGAATGGCGAGCCATGTGGTCATGGCTCAGAATCCTCCGTTGTCGTGGTGGGCGATCACGCGCGCCACCATAGAGTCATACTCGGCGTGGGTCGGAGCGTCATAGCCGGTTTCCTCGAGGTAGTGCACTGCGCACATGAAATCATCGGCCGGGCTGCACGGGTAGTCCGCCTCGCACTCATCGCCGTCAAACATCGCGGGATCCACGGGGGTTTCCACATCGATCGGCCACACCGCGTCTTCGACCTGCCAGACCCAAGAGCCTGCCTCATCCTGCGAGACGTTCCCGTTCGCGACCTCGGTTGCGAGGAACGCGGCAACAGCCTCTTCCGCCCGCTTGCGTGCTTCGTCTGCGTAGTACATGAGTCTCTCCTCCGTAGGGTTGTGCGTACCTAGGCCTATGATGCCTTACTCCTGCGCGATCGTCAAGCGCTACCCGGCGATGATCGCCATACCGTGCACGCCCATCGCGTTGGCTAGCTGCCCGGCGGTCACGGTCTCAGTCCGATGATCGGCTGAGCTATCCACTACGGTCACGGCATCGCCCACGATGCTTTGAACCACAATCGCGTGGTCGACGCCCTCAGCAAACTGCGCCGGGGTCGCGACTAAGTCATTCCCGTTGTCTTCCGCAACCCACAACGTCGGCCCATTGACCAGACCGATGACAGACTGCCCGTGGGCGAGTGCTGCGCGGATCGATGCCACGTCTGCCCAAACGAGCGATGCGGTCACGCCGTACTGCCCCAGCAGGCCGGGGACTGCACTCATGACGGTGCCACCACCCGGCGTGTAGGCGGTGCCCGCGGCGGTCTCTAGCTCGCCCACGGTCACAACCTGACCAGTGCGAGCACCGATGATGGCACGAGAGGCATACATGGCGCACTCTAGGCCTGCCTGCGGTTGCCAGTAGGCACTAGCCTGTCCGACTACCTGATCGGCATGCGGGGCGCTCACAGAGGCGGCTAGAGGGCTATTTGAGCCCTCTAGGCCCGCGACCGCCATTCCTACGGTGAAAACACCGAGAGCAACCCACCCTGTGGCGATGCGGCGATCAAACATGATGGGCTCCCGGCTCTGGTGGTGATCTTAGGTGTAAGGCAGAGCGACCTTTTCGCGAGGCGAACACCAACTGTTCGCACCTATCCGCCAGGGCCTCGGCTTGTCTGGCTCGGATCACTCGCTTGCGTCGCTCTGCCTTACAACAACCAATCTACGCTCAACTGAGAGCCTGCACATCGGCCGAACGGCTGATACCAAACCCAGACATTCTCACCACGGAAGTTTGCGACCGCCCGGCGTGCGTAGATCCTGCGGTGCCGGAGGCTTCGGCCGTGACTGGTCACTCTTGCGTATTTGTGTCTGTTGGCTCATGAGGCAGACTCTCCTCCCTCAGGGGGCGAGAGTCAAGACCAATCGCGAGTCGTGACTCACGGACACGGGCAGTGTGTAGAAGAGCAGTCGAGGATCAACAGACAGTAGCTTAGTAGTTACATATAGTAATAATTATGTGTATTCCGTTATTGCGTTACGCTTGTTACATGGTCTACGCAGGGTTCTGTGACAGATAGACACGGGGGTCACGACTCACTAGTCACGACTCGACCAATCGTGAGTCTGTAGTGACGCTCAACCTGCCGAGCCGTGGGCATGCCGCGACACGCCCGACCGAACTGATTACTCCGAACCGCTTGACATGTACAGCACACCTGAGCCATTGTTCTTTCAGCGGGCACCTTGCCCGCCACACACACTCGGGAGTCACAGTGACCAAGGTCATCGCATCCAAAATCATGATCGGCTTCGGCCGTAACAGCCTGCAGAGCAGCGCCACCACTGAGCTGTACTCGGGCGCCATCCCCGCGGCGGACGTCCGGGACCACCTGTTCGGTTGGGACGCGGTCCCAGCTCCACTGTTCGCCAGTGTCAACGGTTCGCCCGTCGTGGTGCCGAACATGGTGGCCAACGTCCGCAGTGACAACGGTGCTGTGCTCGGGCTCGTGTCAGAGCGCTACGCAATTCACCAGTACAGCGACTCGCTCGTGTCGGCAGTTGAGCGCATCACGGGCGCCGGTACCGACCTCGGGATCAGCGCGGCGGGCACGAACCGCAACGGCGCCGTGGGCTGGGTCAGTGTCAGCCTGCCCGACACCCGGACCACTGCAGAGGGTGTCGAGTACCTGCCGAACCTGATCGCCTACGGCTCTCACGATGGGTCGCTGGTCACGGGGTATAAGCGATCTGTTCTCAACATGGTTTGTAACAACCAGATGGGATCGATGCTGCACACAGGAGCGACCGCGGTGCGGGTGAAGCACACCCGCAACAGCGTTCTTCGGCTGGAGAGCGCGCAGCATGCACTCGGGATCCTGGCTGAGACTGCTGACACGTTCGCTGAGGGTGTGCGGGAACTGTGTCAGCTGCCCGTGTCAGAAGCGGACTTTGCCGCATTCCTCGCGGAGTTCGCCCCCATCCCGACCATCGAAGACGGTGCCAACACGCGCGGTCTCACGATGGCGGAGAACAAGCGGGATGCGCTCAGCACCTTGTGGGCGTCGGACGCCCGCGTCTCCCCCTGGCGTGGCACTGCTTACGGCGTGGTGCAGGCAGTGAACACGTACTCTCAGCACGTGCAGACGGTGCGCGGCGCGCACCGCGACGAGCGCAACCTACTGAGCACTCTGTCCGGCGATTGGGATGCGCTGGACACGAACACCGCGGCGTCTGTCCGCCGCGTGCTCGCCCGCCGCGCCTAAGTATCGGCCGTTCGGGGGATACCGCGCCTATGCGGTATCCCCCAGTCTGGTGTTCCGGGCGAGAGACGCCCGGACCGACTCAACGGAGGTTTCACAATGGCTCCCATCGCACTGACCCTGACCCGACGTCCGGCTACCGACACGCTGACCAATGTCGTGCTCAATCCGAAGTCCAGCAATGGCAAGACCGGCCCCATCCCGACGCTCAACCGTCCGATCAAGGAATCCTGCCCGCGCACCTGCCCGTTCCTGCCGAAGAACTTGGGTGGTAACGGTCTTTGCTACGCCAACGGCATGATCAATGCCGCTACGTCCGGCGTCGCGGGCACCCTGACCGTCGACGCCATCGTGGATCGGATCAACGCGGGTAAGCACAAAGCCGGGGGTAAGGTCAAGGGCGAGACGTTCGGCGCACCTAAGTACATCCGGGATCGCGTCGTCGGGGACATCGTCACGGACCCGGATGGCGACGCCCGCGCGGACGTTGACTACGTGCTGAACGTGGCTGAGGTTGCCGAGCGTGTAGGTATGGTCGCATACGGTTACACTCACGCTTTCTACATGCTGACCCCGGCCGACGTCGAAGCTATCAACGCATCCGGGTACGTGCTGAACGGGTCCGCCAACTCTGTCGAAGACGTGGAGCGCATTCTGGCGATGGGCCTTCCCGCGACGATCGCCACTGACGACGTGGCCGATGGAACGATGATCGCCGGTAAGCGTGTCGTTCAGTGCCCGGAGCAGGTCAAGGATGCGAACGGGAATGGCCGAGTGCGCTCCTGCGCCGATTGCGGTCTGTGCGCAAAGCCCGACCGCGCGGCGATCGTCCGCTTCGCGATTCACTAGCCAACCGACCCAACAACCCAACCATGAAAGGGCAATCCCATGCCGCACTGCCTGCACACCCTCTGCACTACTGAGACCCTAGAAGACGGGCAGGTGCTCATGTCTCTTATCAACTACGACGGAAGCACTGCCCACGTCCGGGTAGCCAAATCACAGCGCGGCGCCAACCGCATCGCCGACAACTGGTCACGAGCCCGCGGGCTGTGCTGGTGTAATCGGCCACCTATCGACAATGACGTATGCGACGTATGCGGGACCTACGTAGTTACGGGCCACAAGGATACGTGTACCTACGCACTCTAGCCAACCTGCCAGTACGGTTCGCCCCCGCGGGATGCGGGGGCGTAGCCGTATCGGCAGGGTGCCGATTGTCGGCGCAGCGCGCGCCGTCGTGAGGTAGCGCAAATGAAACGTGAAGGGACGTGGAATCGATGACCTATGCCGTAGTGGGGCAGTGTGTGTGTCCTTGTTCGGTCAATCAGCCGGATCCGGCGACGTTCGCCATCGATGCGGTGTGGGGTTGCTCGTTGTGCGGACAACTATGGGGACGCGCCACTAAGCGTTCGAACAACCGCGGCGGGGGCGGGATCATGATCCACCATGTGCTGGTGGGCGGCATGGCTCGCGCTCGTGACGTGCCTGCGTGGGTTAGGCAGGGTCGCAACGTCTCACGCGATGCCGCTACGGCTCTTGCGCGCGCTGAGCTAGAGCGCCAATACGTGGCGGACGCGGGCGCGCTACGCGCTGCTGTAGCGTCCGGAGAAGTGCCCGCAGGGGTAGGCGTACGCCGCTTCCGCGCACATCGTGATGCACTCGCCCACCCTGTCGTCCGCCTGTTCGGTAGCACCGTCGGCGTGCTCGTGCTGCTCGGGCTCGCCGGGCTCGCCGGGCTCGTGCTCGCGGGCGTCGCCACGGGAGCATGGCCGGGCGTGGCGATCCTCGCGGGCGTATGGCTCGTGATCGTTGCGGGCGCGTTGCGGGTAGGCGTAGCGCGTCGGCGCGAGGTCTCCAGCGCCATTCTAAGGGCCCTAGAGGGCAGGCCGGGGGTCAGAGCCTAGGGCGGATCCCCGGCCCCGCTACGGGACGCACAGCGATTTCGACGGGCATGTCCGGGCATGGGCGGGTCTGTCTGGTTTCGGCACGTCTTGTCCCGATTTGCCCCGGTTTGTCTCCCGACCGACCGGTCGGATGTCCGATTTTTGGCCGGGGCCAAAAACCCTTGAGCCGTTTTTCGTGGAATTTTCGGCCGCCGCTCGGCCTCTTGAGCCAAAATCTCTGGCATTTTCAGTCTTTCGGGCCCAGCACCCAGATCAACACGACGAAGAACGCGAACATGACCAGCCACGTCAGCGCCACGAACGCCATCATCGGTCCCACCAAGGGATCTCGAGGGCGATGGAGCACGCCTCGCACACGAGGTAGCGCCCGTCCACCAGCACCAGCTTCTCGGCCTGCTCGAGGCAGTTCTCGCACTCATCCACGCTGACTTCTGTTCCAGAGCGTCCAGCTGTTGAGTCGGTAAGCGTCATCGATAGCCAGGCCGTGGTAGCTAAGCTCCGGCCCGAGCCAGATGTTGTAGAGCGGGTCGTCCCAGAACGTCAGGTCGCTCATTTGACCTTCGCCACAATCGTGTTGGCCGCGCGGCAGCAGTCGCCCCAGCTCTTGTGTGCACCCGGCGTGGGACAGCCCGTCCGGCAAGCACCCCGGTCTTCCTTTTTCGGCTTCTCAGAAACTTCGAAAGGGGGGGTCCATCTTGGGCACCATGGGACGCAGGACTCATCGCAGGTGTGCTCGGTCATCATTCTCCCAGTTTAGTATACGGACCCAGCGTTGACGCCACGCCCCCGAGGGCGACGGCCAGATGCCGGTCGGGTATGGATTCAGTGTACGGCGGCAGGAAGCCGCAACGGTGCGCAGCTCTAGTGAACGCACGATTGTGTCCACGCTGAGGTCCTACAGAGATGTGCAATAGTTCGTGCATGAGCGTAGCTAGCACCTCGTCCTCGAGCAGCTCGGGCGAGAGATTGATCCGGCCGAGATAGCGATTCTCACGCCAGGACTCACCCACGAAATGAGGCTCCACATAGAGCATTGGCCCCACGGAGACACCAATCTCGCGGGGCCATCTCTTTCGATGCGTGAGCGGGACCAAGGCCTCAGCGGCTTTGGCCAACCACTCAGCAGACTCCATCACTCGCCCTCTTCAGCTGCGATCTCTCCGCCACCATCGTGAACCGGGCGAACGTCCAGCCAGCTATTGAACTGGCCTGCTACCCAGTTTACAGCCAGACTGCCCGCCAGCAGCTGCCAGGGCCAGGTGTCGCCCCACACCAGCCCGGTCGCTACCCAGCCAACGGCCCAGTAATAGCCCGAGCAGAAGGGGCAGATGAGCGCTTCTTGAGCCCAGTTAGGACCTCGGTAGACCAGGTTACGGAAGCCGAAGCCGATGGCATCGATCGACGCCAAACGCCATGTCCGTGCGGAGGCTAATACGCACAGAACCCACTCGATAGCGCTCATCAGTCCTCCCACGGTCCCCAGCAACGCAGGCGAGAGTCGCGCAAACAACCCTCGTTCTCGTTGTTGTAAACGTAGCAATTGCAACAGCCGCGGTGTCGGAGCTTACCCCTGCAAGGCTTGACATTCGGTTCTTCACATAGACGCTTGGGCAGGATGGGCTTATGGTTCTTCTGCTTCACGTCTTCTCCCCGAAACAGACGCAGACGCGACGGTTGGCCGTCACTTCACACGTCCAGTGCCTGCACTGGTCGCAGTAAGTACAGTCTCTCACGGCTTCTTCAATTCTCTGCGTTGCGTGACAGTTAGACCCTTTTCCGCCATATCCAGCCACTCATGGATGTCGAACGCAGAGGTCTCCCCGGCCAAGGTCCAGCAGCGTGCTGGGGTCTTGCCGGTGACCTCACAGAATTTAGCCAATCTCTTGTGCCAGGAGTAATCGCTGGGGTGATCAGACATTGGTGTCTCCGGTGAGCGCGCGGCGGATGCCCGGCACGTACAGCGCGAGCGTCTCGTTACTGGCCAACCGTTCGCACTCGGCCAACCCGGCGGCGATGCGGGCCTCGGCGCGTGCCGTGGCGTTCGACGCCTCCAGGAACTCGTGTGTCAGGCGAGAGACCTCGGCTTCGGCGGCCTCGGCGCGGGCGACCTCTTCGGCCAAGCGCCGCTCCAGCCCTGCGCGCACGGTTTCCTTGGCGTCCCGTTCGGCGCGGGCGGCGTCCAGGGCGTCACAAAAGTCCAGGATCACCCCGGCCGGGTACTCGTACGCATCCCCACCCCACGCGCTTCGGACCGCGGCGGTGTCGATGTCGTTCATCAATGACCGCTTCCGGTTGCCAGGTTGATGCATGTTGCGAAGTCGGAGGCCGACTTACACGCCTGGACCTTGGCCAAGTACCGCTCTTGGTCGTTGTGCGACAAGATGAGCAGTAGGCTCATGAAGAACGTGAAGATCAGGGCAGCGATAAACGAGCCCATTAGGGTGTACCACTTGGTTTCAGTGCTCATTGCTCTCCTCTAGAACCCATTTCAGGACGGCGCGACGACCGCTGATCTCCAGCAACGCACGCAGGTACACGCCTTGAGCCCACGGCTGCTTGGCAGCCAAGAAATGGCCTGCCAAGAATTCATGCTCGTCATTCAGGATATTCAGGTGCTCCCGCACCTGCCGCTCGTCCTTCACCACCGGCCTCCATGCCAGCAGGTTCCTGCGCCCTCTGTGTAGAGCGTCCTTACTTCTCTAGGAGACTAGCATCCCCTGCGCGAGCACGCAAGGGTTATTTGGTTCCCGGTGCGCTTCCCGGATTCTGCCGAGGCGAACTTTCCGGGTTGTTGGATGTCTTGGGACCAGTTCCACGCTCGCCAGGGCCCTGCTGGGGCTGGTTAGGGCGTCCCTCGGAGGGCTGCGGCTGGGCCGCCGGGGGTACTGCATCGGTGGGGGCATTGGAGGCGTCTTTGCCGTCAAGAGCTGCACGAATCTGTGACACTACTGCCAGCAGGCCGGGCTCCTGGAACAGCTGCGGGGTGACCTGGCAGATCTTGAGCGCCATCTGCAGCGCACGGTCCACGCCCGCGTCCTCTTCGGGCATGTCCGAAAGCTCGAAGCCAGCAGCCGTGACGGTGGTGCCAGGCTTGAGCAGACCTAGCTTGTAGAGCGATTCGGCCTCGCTGGCCATGTTCGGTCGGGAGATGAGGTCTTCGCCATCAAGCTCGAAGAAGTACATCTCAGCATCTTCTTCGCTCATCCCGGCTTCGATCGCCATGGGGATGAGGAGATCAGTCAATACGGCGGTGCCAAAGAGGTTGACGCCGGGCATGAAGTGCAGGCGGACGGTGTCCTCAGCGACCTGCCACGATCCCCAGTGGGAGCTGGCGGCCAGCGCCATGCCCATCATCTGCTCGGCAGGCATGTCGAAGCCGACAGCCAGACGCCGGATCAGTTCATCACGGAGATCCTTGGCGACCATGTCCAGCTGGGTGGAGAATGTCAGGTGTCGAACGGCGTCAGCAGCCTCGTCCGGCACGGTCAGGATCAACGGCACCACCGCAGCGGCGCTCGAGCGATCCTTGATCGGGGTGACCATGGCCTCGATGATCGCCGCGACCGTGGGGTCCTCCTCCTGGTCGTCCTCGGGAGCGGTGGCGCCCAGGACGGTGGCTGAGTTGGGCAGGATCAGGACACCGGCGCCCGCTAGGCGGGAGTCGATGATGCTGGACACGTACATGGTCAGTGCGTTCAGCTCGCGCAGCACCGGCAGAACGGCCTGCATCGAGGAGATAGCCAGGCGGTGGAATTGCGGATCCGGGCGGTAGAACTTGACCATCATGATGTCATCGCGGTTGTACGTCTTGCCGTCGATAATCACGCTCACGCCATCGCGGTCTTCCCGGACGTCGTCACGAGAGCGCACGCACCAGGTGTAGTCCAGCATGCGGGCCTTGGCCCGACGACGGTCACGAGGCTTGCTGGGCGTGGGCAGACCCACCAGGAGGCCCTCGCCCGCTATGAACAGCATGATGCCCGCGTAGCGGCGCATCTCCTCTGCACTTTGAGCGGAGGTGATCTCATCCCAGAGTGTCTTCATGATCTTGTCGTTGGCCGTCAGGCGCTTCTGCTCGCTCAGGCGCAGCGACGGGCCGTTCTCCTGCTTACGAGACAGGCACATCTGCACGCGACTCATGCCCGTGCCGTACAGGTTGGCGGCGTAGGACACCTCTCCCACGATCTTGAAGAAGCCCCACGCCTCGCGCTGCCAGTCCTGAGACTGCACGCTGTACGGCAGGACGTCGCCGTCCTTGGTGCGCGTGATGACCTGGGAGGCTGCAGTAAGCGCGCGTCGCGAAACAGGCGCTTTTTCCCGATAAGCCAGCTTGATCGGGTGTCGAAGATCTGTGGGTGCGATCGGGATGCGCACGCTGGCCACTCCACTCGGGAGTGACTGCGACGGGGTCCAGGGAAGGGTAGCCATGTTGCTATATTACGGCAAACCTGCTACCACGTGCTAGCGCTCCGTACTGGCCGCCCTGGGGCAGTGTTTCAGATGTGGGTCCAGTCCGTCACAGTAGCAGGGTCTAGGATCTGTATCCATGTCCAAGATACCGAAGATCATGTTCAGCGCGCAGTCCACGCAGTGATACTCGTCCGCACAGGCGCTCTTGGCCACATCGATTCTATCTTCAAGAGACTGGATATACTCGTCTGACCAGTTATCTTTCATCAGGAGCCTCCAGAGCCCACTCGTAGAGCGCATCGGTGCCCGCCAGAATGGACGCAGCGCCGATAAAGGCACCTACCGCGATCAGGATCGCCCAGAGCGTCACTCGGTACCCCCGGTGAGTGCGCGTCGGATGTCGAGGAACGCCCAGTTCCCCGACATGTTCAGGCCACCCACCATCACGTAGGGCGCCATTACACCCAGCGCGGCGTTGATGCGGGCTTCGGCGGCCTCGGCGCGTCGCTCTGCTGCGTTGAGGTCCGCCATATCACCCGACTCGTACTCGTCCAGCAACCGGGTGGCGTCGTCCCGTTCGGCGCGGGCGGCATCCAGGGCATCGCACAGGGCCAGGATCACCCCGGCCGGGTACACGTACGGGGTCCCGCCCCACGCGGCGCGGGCCGCGTCGGTGTCGATGTCGTTCATGACAGTCCACCCAGAATGAAGCCGATGATGAAACTGTACGTGAGGAGCAATGTCCGCTCCTGCCATCCCCATTTGCTCATGATCTGAGTTTGCTCTTCCTATAGCTGTAAGTCAAGCGGTTCACGGTAAGTCAGACTAAAAATTCTGCGGAAAAATGCGTGGCAGCCGGATCGGTATCAAGACACCCGTTCCACCACCGGCCCTTACCGGGTCACGGCCACGCTTTAGCCTATCTGATCCGATATTGCGTTATTCTCAGCTTAGGCTTCTTCGCCACGACCTCAGCCTGCGGTACGTTGGTACCTCTCGGTTTGCGAGCGCCTACCTGCTTGACTACCCACGCAAAAGCGTGGCCCAGACTGTCCACCTGGTCGTCATACTTGCCGCTCGGGAAGCTCAACAGCTCTCCGAGGAAATCATCATTCCAGCGTCCGGGCGCCATCTCCACGTCCCCGGCAGCAATCAAAGAAGCAGGCAGACGCGCTCTAGTTAGCTTGTCGCCGCTGGCCGGGGTGGCCGATGTCGGGTAACCCATCAACCAACGCTGACGAATGTCTCGCATAGCCAGCTTTCCGGCCGAGCCCAGCTCCTGCTCGATGACCTGAGTGATACCGCGCCCGTCCTTCTCGGCGGTGGCGCGCATAGTTTTCTCGAGCAGCAGCGGGTCGGCCTGAATCCGGACGACATCCATGATGCGCCACAGGCCCGTACGACGATCGTAGGCCAGCTTCGTACCCACGGCGTAGTCGCCCACGCCCGAGGCCGCCAGGTCCCAGGCCCGGCACATGACCGCCCTGTCCCAGTTGCCGTTGGACTTGTGCTCGGGGACGGCAGCCAGCGTGCGGATGTCGAAGTAGCCCCCGGTGGGCTCGGCATCCCAGTTACCGTGCTCCATTTGGGCGCGGGTGTAGGGGTCCAGCTCGGCCAGCATCTCCCGGTAGGTCTCCACGTCGAGGTGAGGGTTGTCCGAGAGGTTGGCGGGTATGAACGTGCGCTGCTGTGCGGCCTCAGCCTCTTCCACGGTGGTGGGAGGAATGGGCTTGACGTAGCGGTCCTTCAGGTAGATGTGCGAGGCGCCGCCGGGGTTGCTGGCCAGGCGCATGCGCAACGGAGTGTCCGAGTTCACCCTGTCCTGCCGCAGACGAGTGAATAGGTAGCGCAGCTGGACCTCGCTGAACTGGCTGGCCTCATCGAAGCCCACGAAGTCCCAGCGGGAGGACTGATAGCGATACTTGTCTCCATCTGTGGCCATGTAGCCGAACACCAGCTTGGCGCCGGAGGGGAAATGCCATTCACGCCCCGCGTCCTTACGCTTGGCCTCGGTACCGTGCAGCCACTGATCGGCCAGGTCCATAGGCGCACCGGGCAGGGCTAGGTCGGCGTAGGTGCGGCGCAGAATCAGAGCGCGGTAGCTGGGCTTGTCCACGTACAGCAGGGCGGCGGCCAGCATGGCGATCGTCTTACCGCCACCGGCTGCGCCGCCGAACATGACCTCGCGCTCCTCGGCCAGCACAAACTGCCACTGCTTCGGGGTTAGCTCGAATGGACAGTAGCCGGAGTTTCGCAGGAAGGCCATGCGCTCTTCCCAGCGCTTGACTCGAGCGATCTGCTCGGCCATGTCAGTCATCTTCGGCCAAGCTTCCTTCGATGACCTTGTTGTTGTCCAGCAGATCCATGTACTTGTTTTGCGTGTCTACCATCAAGCGCAAAACGTCTTCGATGGACGTCAGATTCGCCTTCTCGGTGGACTCAAGCTGGGCCTGCTCCTCGGTGGCGGTAGGCAGCTCGAGCGGGGAGGCCACGTCCTCATAGCCCAGCGGGAGCGCCTGAGCGCGGTTGGCTCGAGAGGCTTGGGCGTCGTTGAGATCCTTGATGGACGCGGTGAGCGTGCGAAGCTCGTTCATCTTGACGTCCATCTTGTTCAGCTCACGTTTGCCCTTGGATGCGGCGTCAGCGTCTTTGGACCAGGCACCCACGGCTTCCTCGTACAACTCGTGGGCCTTCCGGTTATGCACAAACTGCAGCTTGTGCAGAGCCTCTGCAGCCTGGGCCGTGTACTCCCGGTCCATCTCCTGCCACTGGCGCATCTGCTGTTGCTGCTTGAAGTACACCAGCTGGCCACGGCGCCGGTCACGGCGGGCGTTCCAGCGGTGCTTAGCAGCCTGCTCATTGATCACGCGAACCGGGATAGCGTACTGCTCGGCCAGTCCTCGGTACGTAGGCCACTCTACGTTGCCGTCTTCGTCCGGTACGCCATTGATATATTCTCTTTCGGCGCACTGCAGGATCTTGATCCGCTCAGGATCCATCGGTGAATTTTCGTAGTTTGTAGGTTCGAACGGCACCATGAAACTATCCATGCCGTAAGCCTACCCCCCCGCAATACGGGGTAGCAAGCTATTCGGTGCCCCCGGTCAGCGCGCGGCGGATCTGTGCGCGCGGGATGCCGTGGTCCGGGAGCATGGCCATCGCGGCGGCGATGCGGGCCTCGGCGGCCTCGGCGCGTCGCTCTGCTGCGTTGAGGTCCGCCATATCACCCGACTCGTACTCGTCCAGCAACCGGGTGGCGTCGTCCCGTTCGGCGCGGGCGGCATCCAGGGCGTCACACAAGAGTCGGGCCGCGTACTCCCAGTAGCTGCGGCACGAGTCGGTCATGCCCTCAATCTGGTACGACCCGGCCCGGATCGCGGCGGTGTCGATGTCGCTCACAGGTTCTCACCATTCGCTAGTCGCTCAAGTTCATCCAGGGCCGAATCCAGGAACGCGGACTCGATGGCGGCCATATCGGAAGACCCCATGTAGCGGTCCACCTCGGCGAGAAACGACTCGAGCCGGTCAGCTGCTAGGTTCAGGAAGCAGTAGGTTGAGCCTCCGTCAGCGTCCTCTCCGGTCAGCTTGAACATCAATGTATCGTTGATGCCCCGCCAAGCTTTGATGTTGCCCTCGCCGATCGCATCATCCAGGATCTTCATCTTGAGAAGCGTCCGGATCATCGATAGGTCGATCTCCCACGGCTGCGTGTACCAGCGAGCCCACTCGGCGTCTCGGGCACAGGCGATGCAGATGAGAGTCTCGCCCAGGCCGTTGATCGTCGGGACGTTGATCGCGACCGTGCCATAAGGCATCGGCAGCAGGCACTGGTCGCAGATGTGTCCTTGCGGGTAGTTGCGGTCATCCAGAGGCACGCTGTCCAGGTTTATCGAGATGGCGAAGTCCATGATCAAAGGCTGTGCGGCTCCCCAGCCGTAAGCCACCTCGGCGTGGTAGGTCTTGGTGTCCGCGGAGGTGACAACTCCGGGAGAACTGAAGTAGCAGTACTGTTCGGTCTCGTCGGTGCCCGGCTTATCGATGCTGTTCACGCGCTCTCTCCTCTTCGATCATTTCGATCTCTTTGTTGATGTAGGCGAGAGCTTTTCTCAAGTCCTGGATCACGTCATCTTTGTCGCCTGCGCGCCAGAGATACTTGATCGCTGTTCCCCTTAGGTAAGGGAAGTACTTGATCACGTCCCACGCTTCTACACCACGCACTTGGTTGGTGTAGTGCTTAGGGTGGGTGACAGCGTCGTGCTCGTCAAGGGGAGAAACCGGACCACTTTCGAGGGGGTCATAGACACAATTGGGGTCTTCACATACTAGATCGGGGGCTCCAGGACCCAGATCCAGGAGCATGCAGCCGTGATCGCCGGGGCAGCAGAACTCACTGACTCTCGGGTAATCACTCACTGTCTCTCTCCTCGATCCAGCCATGCGCGCGGGCCGCCTTCATCATCGTGTACATGAGCTTAGCGGCGCCCTCTTTGGTGAAGCCCACGGTCAGGGCGGGTTCCTTGGTCAGCTCCGGGTCTCTCTCGTCCTTGTGGAAGTAGATCGAGATCAGCTCTTCGCCGTCGTTGAGAGAGGTGCCCGGCCCAACGTCGAAGTGATCGGGGCCCACCTTGAAGCCGCGCTGAATCACTCGAGTATTGGCTACCTCCTCGAGCATGGCATCCAGATCGGAGCAAACGCAGGGCATGTCCGGATCACAGGAACAATCAGACACCGCTACCACCGTCTTCCTCATCAAGGAGAAGTTGGCGCTCACGGGCCGTCCTACCGCCCCAGACGCCCCAAGCGTGACCAGCTTGCGAATCCAGCCGAATGGCCATCTCATAGCAGGAGTCATCCCCATCCGGACCAAACTTGCAAAATCCGCAGATAGATACTGCGACATCCTGGAGCGTTAAATCATCTGACTGCCAGGTTTCTGGGTCCATCCCCTCCTGGGAGCACATGGCTCCAGGGAAGTCTTCGTCAAATAGCCCCAGTATCTGCACCGGCTAAACCCATTCGTCGTCGTAACTGCCCCAGGCCAGCGCCGCAGCGAAAAAATTAGATTGGCGCTCAAGATACAGGATAGCTGCATCCATGCTGGCTGTGGGGAAACCCAACACCTCACGGGGTAGACGCTCTCCGCAGAACAGAGCCTTACGCTCGCGCTGGATACCTACCAGCATCGCCCAGGTGTGGGTGGGTCGCTCACAATCGGGATGGATAGCCTGGGATACCCAAGACGGCATTTCCTTGAGGTTATTGTTCTCGGTAGCGCACAGGCGGGCCCAGCCTTCGAACACCTCGGTGCTGGAAACGGTCATCACGACTGATCCAGCAGATCGGCCAGGTGATTTCTGAGCACTCGGTAATTAGTTTCGGCGGCTTTAGCCCTGCTCTCCAGCGCAAGCACCTGCACTCGAGCTAACGTCAGCTCCTTCTGATGAGCCAGAAGTAGATAGCCATTCTCCCTATGCTTACGCTCGGCCGCGTCCAGACGCTCCACGAACTCGCGCCAATCGCTCCTTGAAATGTACATTTCAGTCCTCTCTAACACCATTGAAATTCAGCCCACTGAGCGCATATCTGTGATTCAAGCCGTAGTCCGTAACCTGCTGCACAACCTTGGCCAGTGCCTCTTGCGGTTGGTGCAGCCAGTGGCTCACGAACAGATAGCGGGCTCTCTGGTACAGGTACATCTGCCCGGTCCCCCAGCGAGCTACCTGCTCGCAAATGTCATCGGAGAACCAGCTCTCATCCAGCAGTCGCAGAGTCCCAAGACGATTGGGCAGAGCGATTGGGTCTCCGGTCGGCACGTCCTCGAGCACTCGGGTCATACGACGGTAGAGAGGGTCCAGGTCGTCCGGCTGGAACTCGGGCGAGTTTACGTAGCGGTCACCGCACAGCAGACCGGTGGGCAGAACAGAGGGCAGCGTGTCGAAGCAGGCCCAGTTCAGCAACTCTGCGCGCTCACTGGCGGTCAGTGAGAACACCTGGGGCTTTGGCCTCCAGCCGTCATTTCCTCCGGCAAACATACCGAACACTCACTCGCCCAACACGAACTTGATCAGCTTCTGCGCCTCGAGGAGTTGATCCTCGGCCTGGGGAAGAGCCATGCCGGTTTCCGCCCAGGCTGAGTCTCGAGCGATAACGACCTCGATCGCCCAGGTACGCACCTTGACCATCTGCTCTTCGGTCAACTCAATTGCCATAGCTTATGCTCCCGGTCGGTAAGATATGTATAGATGAGGAGCCCGCCAGGGCCCTCGGGATTGAGGGGCAGCCCCCTGGCGGGCAGCTCAACTACATACTACGCGGAGTGCTGACCACGACGTCGGGAAACCGCGATGAAGCCAGCGCCACCCGCGATGACCGCCAGGGCGATGCCGCCGATCGCCCAGTCCTGGGTCGAGCTAGCGCCAGTGTGGGGCAGAGCCGGGATCTCGGTCTCGGTACCGTCCTCATGGACGATGACGGTCTTAGAGACGCCGTCCTTGCCGTTGACCCCGGCGATGCCATTGATACCGTCAGCGCCCGGCAGACCGTCCTTGCCGTCCACGCCGTTGAGACCGTTGGCACCGTTGCACACCACGAAGGTGTCCTCGCCGTTGTAGATCGCGACACCGCCCGTGACGCAGACCTCGCCCGGCTCGAGGGTGCCAGCGGTCACCGAGGTGCCAGGGATACCCTGGACGCCCTGGACGCCGTCAGCGCCCTGCAGACCGGTGTCGCCCTTGTCGCCCTTCGGCCCCTGGGGGCCTACCGGACCCACGTCCCCATCCTTGCCATCGCTGCCAGCAGCGCCAGCAGCGCCCTGCGGTCCTGCAACTCCCGGAGTTCCCGGCGCACCTGTGGGTCCAACAGGGCCGACGAGACCGGCGGGGCCAGCCACACCAGGCAGACCGTTGGCCCCAGCGGGACCGGTCGCCCCGTCCTTACCATCAGCACCCGGAAGGCCGTCCTTACCGGGGGCACCTGCATCGCCCGCAGGGCCCGCCGGTCCCTGAGCACCGTCAGCGCCAGTTGCACCCTTGTCACCAGTAGCACCCTTGTCGCCCTTCTCTCCCTTGGCGCCCGTTGCGCCTGTGTCACCCTTCTCGCCCTTGGGGCCCTGCTGACTAGCAGTACCACACACGAAATGCGCGACCTCGGTGTAGCTGGACTCGTTGTAGACCTGGACGTGCTGTCCGGGGCACGGGTCTTCGTGGTGGGCGCTAGCCGCAGCGGCGGTGGCGAGCGGAGCGCCGATCATGACCGCAGTCACGACCATGGCGCGAGTCTTGAGATTCAACTTTTCCCCTTGGGTCGAGGCGCCGGTTGCGCCGTCAAGATCTAATCTACAGGAACCGCTGAGCTTGTGTCAATGAGTTCTGGAAGATCTTCACTGGTGAGAAATTGCTGGGAGCCCTTGGACTGAATCACGGCCAGCGCCTCGCTCGGTGAGAGCACCGTGTCGGCCACGATCCCGGCGCGACGCAACTTGGCGATCGTGAGCTTCTGCAAAGGCGTGGAGCGGTTGCGCGCACGCTGCTGGCTCTCCCCGTTGCGCAGACGCTTGACCTCGAGGCCGTACGCCCGACCCTCCACGAAGCACATCAAGTCCGGGAAGCCGGTGGCCTGAAATAGGCTACCGTGCACCTTGAGCACGTAGGCCTTCGGATACTGGGCCTTGATCGCCACCGTAATGGCAGCAACAACCAAACTTTCCGGGGTCTGCCTAGCCACGGGCGTCTCTCCTCTTAGCGTAGTTACGTCGGTCTCGCTCCCGGATGCAGGCTCGGCGTTCACCCGTCTCTTGAGCACGGTTGGGGCGGAGTACGAGGTTATCTCCGGCCTTCAGATGACCTTGAGGGCAGTAGGTCGTATCGAGGCGAGCCCGGCGGAGGTTTTCTTTCTGTGTCACTGGCTCCAGATGCCCCGGATAGGCGCAGCACGGAACCCGGCAAAGGTGGTCTAGGACCAGGCCTCTCGGGATGGGCCCGACGAAAGCTTCATAGCTGAGCCGATGGGCCAGCTTCAGCTTCCGGCCTACCCCAATGACACCGTACCCCTTGTTGTTCAGGTGAGCCGTCCACAACCAGCAATCGGTGACCAGGTCCACGATCACCTTGCTGACCAGGCGGTCAGCAATCGGCTCTACTTTTCTTGCCACGCTACTCCCTATGAAGAGACCCCCCAGGAGCCCACCGCTCGGTAGGTTGTTCCTGGGGGGCCAGTGCCGTCTTTAGCTTACCATCTAGAGGCTGATAGAGTCGTCCATCGCCCAAGGATCTTCGACCGTGTAGCCAGCGCCGCCGCCGCTGAGCATGGCGTCCGCGACCGCGGGGTCCACGGCCTTGGTAGCGATCTCCTCATCGAAGGAGACGTCCTCGGTGAGGCCGGAGCCTTTCATCGGAGCGGTCTTCGGGACCGGCGCGTAACCTGCGACCTCGGACTTGACCCGGTTCTTGAACGGCTCGCCGTCCTCGAGCGTGGCGGTGACCTTGCGGCCGAGCAACTGCTTGTACGGCAGGCTCATGTCGTTCTGAGTGACCTTCAGGCCAGCGGCCCGCAGAAAGCCTGCGAAGCGCCAGAGCGTGGACTTCATGGTGTAGAAGCGGTCCACGATGTAGGTGTCCTCGAGCCCGGCGGGAGCGTTCACGGCCTTGTACCAGACCACGATGCCGGGGGTGCCCTCATTCGGGCCGGTCTTGATCTTCGTCACCTCGACGTCGACCACCTTGAGCACGTACTCACCAGCGGGAAGCAGGCCCGCCTCTTTCTTGTCTGCTTCGTCCCACTCGCCGAATGGGACATACAAAACGTCGTTCGCCACCTAGTCCTCCTGGACTCTGGTTCGGTTGATTACTTACTGATCTTCCCCAGGGCACGCCCCAGGGAGGTGAGAGAGACGGACTTGCCGTCGCGTCCAAGGACGCTGGGGACCTTGCCACGCATGTGCGCGGGGATCCGGGCCTTCGTGGCGTAGTGCGTGTCCGGGCCTAGGCGCACCACGTAGCGCATCACGGCCTCGCCGTCCTCGGTCAGCTCCTCGATCACGTCGGTGTACAGGACGTAGTCGGGAGTGGCCATGGCGATAGAGCGGGAGCCCTTGGACACGTCTGGGTACAAACGCACCTCTCCCTCATCGTCCTCGTGCGCCTTGGTCTGGCAGGTGAAGACGACGTGCATCGGACGCTTACGATTGCCGTCCGCCAGGGACATCCAAAACGTGCAGGTGTCCGTCATGATCTCGAGGATTGTGCCCCACGTCCGCTGGTCAGCGGTCTGCCGACCCTTGCGGATCTCGGACACGGTGTCTTCCTCGAAGCCCAGCTGGAAGCGCATTGCGCTCTTCTGGACAGCGCCCAGCGAGTCTAGCACCACAGCCACATAGTCGTGGTCACCCTTGGCCAGCGCCTTGTAGATGGCGGTAAGCTCGACCACGGTCTTAGGTCGAACGAGGTCAATGTTCTTGGCGTACGGCGCCCCCTTGAATGAGGTGGTGCCTCTCTCACCGACCAGGTCAACGAACAGCGTCTTGCCGGTCTCGGCGATAGTGGACGCCAGCAGCGTCTTCCCGGAACCCGGTAGGCCATGCAGCAGAACGCGCATGCCATCATCGGGTGCATCTTCTGAGGGCCCAATGGACAGGCCCGGTATGTTCAAGCTCACTTGTCAGCCTCCGGCTCGACTTATGTGATGTGAAGTTAGCGCAGGTGAAGGAGCGACCTTCTGAACGGGACCTGCAACTCCGCCAGGACTTACAGCACGTAGTATCCCGTCCCTTTTGGGGAACGTTCGTGTCCAGAGGTGGTCAGGCCTGGAATATTCAATTAGGTGGTCCTGGGACCGGAGCGTTCGATCCAGGACCCGCGAAGGACATTATAGGGTCCGAGTCCCCTAGCCTTCGGTACAGGCTGCGCAACCTCTCGGGCCGCTCAACTCTTCTAGTGTACCGCACCCTCAGCTTTTCTGCGCAGTCCGTAGTCGGCCGGAACGATTTCGTCGTATGGCTGACGACCGCCCACCAGGTCTGCCCGGCATAGACTGCTGAACTCGCAGAAGCCGCAGTGCGAACCGTAGACCGGGATGCTGTTCTCCGTGGTCACCGTCTCGGCCCGCTCGGCCTGACGCGCAGCGCTGATTACGTGCTGACTGTAGACGTTGTAGAGAAGCGGCTTGCGGGTGAACCTGAACCAGCGGTCCCGCTGCCCGGACAGTTCGTCGTAGAAGGCCTGATCCAGAGGTAGCCCTTCCTCCTGACACCACTTCTTGTATGTGTATGCGTCGAAGTCGGTGGTGGACTTGGCCAGCCGGGGCGGAGAGTTCTTGGTGCCCTTGGTCATGGCCGGAGTAGCGGGTTTCTTGAAGCGTGCTCGCGCGTACTCCACCGCATCCGGCACCAGCTCTTTGTCCCCGGACAACTGGCGCAGCGAGTCGGCAACGCCCCAGGCATTGAAGTGGTTCTGGCTGTTGATCAGATCCTCGATCGCGGAGGCTGTCTGAGGCCAGGCCTGGTTCAGCTTAAAGTCCCGCACCACGACCTGGTTGGTTTCCGGGTCCAGGTACACCAGGTCGGCCCTACCGGTAGCCTCGAGCCCGTTGGGCAGCGTGCGGGTCCAGTCGAACTCGACCAGCAGTGGGCGGCCGAAGTCCTTGTCCACGTTCCCGCTGTGGTTGAAGCGGATCCACAGATCCCACATACGTGCGGACAGCAGGTCGCCGTACTCCTCGCGCATGGCGTCGAGGAACTCGGACTCCTGCAGAATTTCCCACTCGCGCAAGGCGTCAATCACCCTATCGATAGTGGGCTCTGCGTAGACGCCATCAATGACCTGTATCTGATCAGGTACCCCCTGCAGCAGGGATCCCCAATATTGGCCCACGTTTAAAGCCTGGGCCTGCATCACGGAGTGCCATGCGCTCCCCCGGAGCAGGGCCCAAGGGACCTGTCCGGCGGGGCGCAGGCCCTCGCGATAGTGCAGAGCGAAACGTCGCTCACATTGCTGCAACTTGCCCAAACTGGAGTACGAATACTTCACATCCACCAGCCTCTCTCAGGGTTTTCCGGATGCTTCTCTTCGGGCGGATTTTCTACATCAAACTTCTCTATCGCCCACAAGACGATCAGCACCGACACAGCAGCGATGAGCGAGATGACGTAGATCCAGGTTCGGATCTCCCAGCTGGGCATCAGTCGCGCGGATTGCCGAAGGCGTCCGGCTCTTTCTTGGATTGACCGCCCTTGCGGCTGTCCATCGTCTCCAAGATATGCGGCAGCTTGCTCTCAAACTCAGATCGGTCCAAGAGCCACTGGCCGTTGCGGCCGGGCAGCTGAGACACCTCGGTCAGCCAGGCCTCAGCGATCCAACGGCGGATGCAAGCCTTGCTGCGGTCCGCCTGCTTGGCGGCTTCGCTCAATGTGATGACGTTGTCCATCTTGTTCTCCTTAGTAGGCCCTGCGTGTTCTTCAGTATAGCCTACTCCCCCTCATACCAGTCGTCTTCAAACTCTTCGTCAGTCATGAGATGCGAGTCAGATCCATAGCGATATTTACCCACCATCTCCGAGCGCCAGTACTCTTTCGGCCCAAGAGGATAAACCTCTGCCATCTCGTTCTGATGATACAGCTCTTCTTGAGCAAGGCCGTCATGATGAGCCAAGCAGATCTCGGATACGGATAGATCTCTAGAAGTTCTGCGAACATAAACCCCTACAGAACAACTTCCCCACGGGATAGAAACTCCACCCACGTTTAGCTGGCCATCTTTAGGCTCGGCCATTCCCACAAACTCAGCCGGTAGAATGTATGTCACCACAACAGTCGGTCTCCCCTACGTCATGAATTTCGTTGAACTCGTGCCTTCCCCAAGGCCTTCTGCACACCGTCATGTATTGAGCTAGAGAGATTGAGACCACCGGCGGCGGTACTTCGTTCCAGTCCATCACGGTCCAGGCGCAGCACTTGGCCAGCCAACGTCGTTCCCAGGCGTTCCCCGTGGTGATCCAGTACCTGACCTTGGGAAGTCGAGCAACCTTCATTCCAGTCTCGGGCGTCCAGGGCTCGGACTTGGAGGTGTAGCGCCCGTCCGCTAGTCGGTAGTCGTAGCACTGGTAGTCGCGGTCCATGTCAGTCCAGCCCGCGTATTTGAAGTTCAGCGCACGGTAGATGATTCCTAGATGCCCTTCACGAGTATCGGCGTAAGAAACGACGATCCTAGCGGGCATCCTGCGCAGGCACTGACCCACGAACCAGGACTCAGTCAACTTTGGCATGGAATCGTGAACCCACAGTCGGTTCAGCTCTACTACGGCTTCCGGATAGCCTGGGCAGGCGGACATCTTGACCGCCCGCCCGGCAGGGACTCCGAACGTGCATACTCCAACCATCTCGTCAGCCTTGAACAGGCCGAAGGGGAACGAAACACTGGGCTTTCGGTGGAGATAGTGTTCGCGTTCCACGACTTCGCGCGCCAGGCTTGCTGTGATCTCCCGTACTTCAATCTCACCCATCACAGCAAGCTTACCTAACTGTTGAGCGGTTGTCTAGAGGTGGTAGCTGTTTTTCTTGATCAGCCGATCCTTGCTTCGACCAGAATTGTAGGCGTCGATCAAAGCCCACATCAGTGCCGTGGAAGGAGCGATACTGCCCGTGTTCTGGTACTTGAATGCCGTCGTGTTCAACTTGACCGCATCGGTCTTACGAAGTTTGTGCACCAGATCGTCCAGCTTGACGTTCGGGTAGGACAGGACGAAAGTGCCGAACGCCTTGAGGATGCTGGACGGATTGCCGTTGGCGGCCCAGTGCTCGCCCAGCGACCCGTACAGGTACAGCACCTTGCCCAGTACGTTCTTCTTCCACAGGAACTCCAGCGTGGCGTCGCACTGAAGAGTGGTGAACTCCAGCTGCTGGGTTCGGTCGCTAACGGTGCGTAGCTTGAACCCGCTCATGGTGATCGTCTCCATGATCGAGACCCACATCGGATCTTCGGCCACGAGGGACACCGCGGTGATTTCACGACGACCAACCGGGCGAGCGGTGTTGCTGCCCTTGAACACGTGCGCGGCTTCACGAAGCGAGGACACGTCCTGCAGTTCGGCGCGGCAGTGGGTGAAGCCCTGGATGTACATCTCCATGGTGCGGTGCTGGCCGTCAGCGACGTAAAGCCGATCGTTGAAGCGCACGACCTTGATGACCCCGACCTTGGAGGCGTCGAACGCCCCCACCTTGGCCCGCCACCCCTTCATGGAGATCTGGCGCTGAGCCTCAGGAAGAACCCGAGGAAGCTCCCCCGACATGAGGTCGGCCAGGCCGACCTCGACCAGCTTCGACCCGTAGGTCGGCATCTTTCGCACTGCAGTTCGCGTCATCTTCATCGTTCTCTTTCGATTGTTTGGAGCGCCCTGCGCGCTTCTTAGTTGTAGGTTGCCTTACTGTTGAGCACTTGTCAAGCGGTTCCGTGATTTTCTTTTTCTGAGGTTAGATGATAGTCGCCGCAGTCGCAGCGGTACGACCGGATCAGCTTCTTGCCCTGGCGCGGGCCGTGCTTGCGCAGTCGGCGCATCTCGCTCTCGGCGGTAGCTCGGCTGAAGTAACCGCGCTTACCGCTCCATGGGCACTCACTGTCGTACATGGGGTTTCCCTAGGTAGTCGGTATGAACAGACCTTACCACGAACCGCAGTCACCCTGTCAAGAGGTTCACGCAACCCTGGTGTCGGAGCCCGAATCGCGAGTCGTGAGTCACGGACATGCGGTGTGTGTCCAGGAGGAGTTGAGGATCAACAGAGAGTCATAATGTAGTTACTAAGAGAGAAGATTCGTCTATTAGGTTTATTGCGTTACGCTCATATCGGGGTACAGACGTGCTGTTGTGGTTTGGAGAGACGGGGGGGTCCGTGACTCGTGTCCGTAACTCGTCTGAGCCGTGATGCTCAGACGTGCTTGACTGTGACTACCAGACTGCTACTCTGGGGACTTCCCCTCACTCATGTCCGGAGGACGAGTGCGTCTACACAACTGGCACCAGTGGACTCCAGCCGAGCGCGAACTATGGCAGAACATGGAGAACATTCACGACAAGCGCGACTGTCAGCTGCGCGGCGGTCCCTGCTCGGTGCATAGGCCCAGCGATCATCACATGCGAACCTGGTACCCCCACTGGCGCAGCGACCGGGGCATCCTGGAACGGATCTGTGAGCACGGAATAGGACATCCTGACCCTGATCAGTTCCAGTACTGGAATCAGACAGATCAGGACTGGCAGAGGGTGCATGGCTGCTGTGGCTGCTGCTCAGATCCTGAGGGGGCCCACCTTGTCTCTCCTACCTGAAGCCTTGCGCTTGACGCAGTGGTTCAATGTGTTCCCCCTGGGCCCTGGGGGCAAGCCACTGGCCAACTGCTGGGACTGCTCTCGCTCCGGCGGCAACTCGTGCCCCACGCCCGAAGCGATGACCTCGTGCAGGTGCTGGCACTGCCACTCGATGTACCGAGCTACACCAGACCCCATCTCCGTGGAGAACGCCTGGTCGGAGATGGACAACCCAGGCTCAGCTCTGATCGGCATCCGTACTGGCGGCGGGTTTGTGGTGGTGGACTTCGACAAGCACGGGGCTCACGACGGCACCGAGACGTTCAACCGCTGGCGGGAGGAGGGCGTCCTGCGCAACACCTGGATCGCTCGTACCGGCGGTGATGGGCTGCACCTGTACTACGCCCTGCCCGAGGACATGGTCGTGCGCAACGGACAGCCGTTGGGCACCGTTGGCGTGGACATCAAGGGCGACGGCGGCTACGTCGTAGCACCACCCAGCGCCAAGGAAGGCCAGGAGCCCTACCGCTGGGTGGACGGCAAGGCGCCATGGGATCTGGGCATAGCGCCCATCCACCCGCAGCTGCTGGAGACGATCGTCGCCCGACCCGAGCGCCGCGCACCGTCCATCGAGCGCATGAACGACTCGTCCGCTACGCTGAACCTCTTCCACTGGTTCATGAACACCTTCCCGATGGACGGCGGCAACCGGAACAACTACCTATTCCAGGCTGCGTGCGTGGGCGGGGAGTGCGTGGAGCAGGGCTTCATCAGCGAGGGCGCCGTGATCGAGTTTTTGGGGGAAACCGCCCGCGAAGCCGGTCTGCGCGACGGAGAAATCCGTGCCACGATCGCCTCCGGAATCAACAAGGGAATCAACAACATCAGAGGAACTAAGTGACTGACATCGACACCGCCGCGATCCGGGCCTGGGTACTCGGGATCGATCCGTACTACTCGGATGCCCGTGAGGTCGAGATCATCCGCGATTTAGTGGATGCCCTGGACGCCGCCCGCGCCGAACGGGACAACTGCAAGATGTGGCACGGCGACAACGCCTGGTGCGAGAACCTCCTGGCCCGCGCCGAGGCCGCCGAAGCCCGCATCACCGCCGCTGTCGCTATCCACGATGACGTGCGGCTCACAGACGAACGCTGCGCGGCCGACATGTACCGCGCGCTCACCAGGGGCACCAAGTGAGTGTGGACCTGATGCCGTACCAGGGATTCTGGGATCGGCACGACGTATTGAAACAGATTCGCGACATCGCCGACTCGCGCATGGTCCCGCCGTGGGCCGTGCTGGGTGTAACGATGGCACGTGTGATCAGTGCCGCTCCCCCTCAGATCGTGCTGCCGCCGATCATCCACGCGCCCGCCTCGCTGAACTTCTTCGTCGCGCTGACCGGTCCCAGCGGCGCTGGCAAGAGCGGCTCGAAGGCATGCAGCTACCGCTACATTCAGGTACCCGGCGAGGCCGACCGAAAGCCGCTGGGCTCGGGCGAGGGTATCGCTCAGTCATTCCTGGAGCCCGACCCCAACCACGTCGGCCGCGGGCCTCGACCCTTGGTGCGGAACATGGTCCTGGGGTTCGTGTTCGACGTGGATGAGATCACCTCGCTCGGGGAACTAAGCTCCCGCGATGGTGCCACCATTCAGTCCACGCTGCGTACCGCCTGGTCGGGCGGCCAGCTGGGCCAGACCAACGCCTCCATCGACCGGGTCCGCCTGGTGGACGCTGATACCTATCGCGTGGCGATGGTGGCCGGTGTGCAACCGCGCCGCTCCCAGGTGCTGTTCCGGGAGGACGGCTCTGGCTCGCCGCAGCGATTCGTGTGGCTCCCCGCCATCGATCCCACGATGGAGTACGACGAGGATGCCCCGTTCACCGCCCCACGCGACCTGGTGCTGAACATGCCGCGCTTCCCCGACACCCACCACGAGTTCTTTGTCTGCGAGACGGCGTGGAAGGCGGTGCGCCGGGCCAACTGGGAAAAGCAGACCGGCAAGGAGGGCGCCCTCGACGGCCACTTGTTGTTGTGTCAACTAAAAGTTGCTGCTTCCCTGGTCCTGATGTGCGAGCGGAACTTTCGCATCACCGAGGAGTGGTGGGAGGCTGCAGGCGTCGTCATGGCTGTCTCCAACGAGACGCGGGCCTGGGCCGCCGGTGGAGCTTATGAGGAGATGCGGGAGAACTCAGTCCAGCGCGGCACGGAGTTCGGCATCTCCGACGCCCAGAAAGAGAACTCCAAGTCGGACGAGATCTGTCGCCGCGTGGGCGCCAACATTCTCAAGCACATGGACTCCTATCCGGACCTGGTCTCCAAGGCCACGATCTACCGACACATGTCTCCGGCCGACCGCAAGAACACCCACTCCGAAACGTTCGTTGATCCTGATGGCAAGCAGCGCCAGCGCCCCTACAGCAACTTCGACCTGGCGTGGGAGTGTCTTCTAGAGTCCAGCCAGATCCAGATCCTGTCCTACAACCGACAAAAGCACCCGCTGTGGCAGCGTACCGGCTTCTCGGTGACGGAGTATGCTGGTCAAGAGATCCCTGAGGAGGCCAGCGGTGAGTGAGCACGAGGAAGATCTGGAAGAGGCGCTGGAGCCTACGATCCTGGACATGGACGACAATCCAGTCTGGATCCACGGTTGCGAGACGGTCATTGCCGGGGAGGAGGACGGAGTCCCTGCCATCCATGTGGTAATTAGCGCATACCGCGGCACCTGCAACATGGGCGACGATCACTTCACCGAGGTGAACCACTTTTACGACAGTGCTCGGGCTCGCAAATTCGCCGCCGGTCTACTGAACGCTGCTGACATGCTCGATGAGTACATCGCTTCGGAGGAATAGACGTGACCCGGAAGAAGCCTATCCGGCCGCTGATGGAGTCCTGCCCGCAGTGCTTAGCCAAGCCCGGAATCAAATGTACTGAGCAAGGTTTCGTGCTGGAACAAGTTCACATGTCTCGCTACAGCATTGCCTCCATCCGGCAGACTCCGCCGCCAAAAGCTCCGGATATTTCCGTCCTTTTGGTCAAGTGCCCGCGCTGTGGGGCCATGCCCCGCCGTACCTGTGCTGGTCCCCCCCCAATGCGTGACCCCAAGCCGTACCATAAAGAGCGATGGCTGGAGAAGTTCAAGCTGGATAACGCCGGGCGTCGGGCACAGGGCCTGGAGCCGCTCACTCCCGAGCAGTGGGGCAGGCCGTGGCTCGAAAATCGGGATGCGCCTCCGGCTAAGGTCGTTGGATGGCGCGAATTGCAGGAAGCTCGTGAGCAGAAGGAAGAGATGAGACAGGATGACTGACATCGACACCGCCGCGATCCGGGCCTGGATACGGAATCCCAAGGACGACTGGATGTTGTCGTTCGGCGACGTGGCCGATCTGTGTGACGCCCTGGACGCCGCCCGCGCCGAACTCCGCATCTGCACCGAGAACCGCGATCTGGTGAAGACCCGCGCCGAGGCCGCCGAGGTCCACAACCGCAACTACCTGCGGGTCATCAAGGGCCTGGAGCTGCGCGCCGAGGCCGCCGAAGCGTCCGAGGTGAAGATGGCGAAGCTCATGTGCGACGCGACTTCCCGCGCCGAAGCCGCCGAAGCCGACCTGATCCACGCGCATGAAACAGCGGACATCTACCTAGCCCGCGCCGAGGCCGCCGAAGCCCGCATCACCGCCGCCCTGGCGATGGGTCCGGACCATCTAAGCGTTCAGGCGTTTGACGCTCTCGGAGGGTACGACGAGTGACGTATCAATTTGCTACGCCCGCGCCCTACGCCCACCAGGCGGAGGGCGTTCAGCGTCTCATGAAGAGCGACGGTGTCTACATGCTGGCCTACGACGTGGGCACCGGCAAGACCCGCTGTGTCATCGACTACCTCGGGCTGCTCGCGGTCCACGCCCAGCAGGAGGTGCGGGTGCTGGTGTGTGCGCCTAAGAGCGTAGTGGACACATGGGAGTTGCAGGTCAACCAATGGTCCAGTCGGTCATGTGACTGGAATGTCAAGGCATTGGTCGGTTCGATCCAGCAGAAGCAGGAGCAACTGGCTAACCCGTACACGCTACAGGCAGTGCAGGACGGTCCCTCCGTCGAGATCCGGGTAGTGAACTACGAGGCACTCTCCTCCCGACGCACGCGCGGGGGCAAGCTGGACTCCGACCACTGGTTGAATGCAGTCAAAAAATACGCGCCCCACGTCCTGATCTGCGACGAGTCGCAGCGCGCCAAGGGCAACAGTTCCAATGTAGCCCGGCTGCTGCACCGTATCGCTCCGCTAGTGAAGCGCCGGATCCTACTTTCCGGCACACCGATGCCTCACTCGCCACTGGACATCTACAGTCAGTTCAAGATTCTAGATCCCACCGTGTTCTGGACTGGCTCCAAGCCTATGACCTACAGCCAATTCGAGGCCAAGGTAGCCATCATGGGGGGCTGGGCCGGGAAGCAGATCACCGGCTGGCGAAACCTGGACTGGCTGGAGAGCAAGATGGCCGCGCGCAGCCACGCCCTGCGCAAGGAAGAGTGCCTGGATCTGCCGCCCGTAACTCACGTGGACGTGCCGGTGCGCCTCTCCGAGCGGGAGCAGAAGGCCTACGACAAGGTCAAGCGGGAGATGGTCTTGGCCCTCTCCAATGGTGAGCTGATGTCCACCCCATCCATGCTCATCAACCGCCTGCGCCTGCGCCAGCTGACGTGTGGCTTCGCGAAGGAAGACGATACCGGTGAAGTTCATTGGCTCGGCAGCTCTCGTATCGATAGCGCTGCAGACCTTGTGTCGTCTCTGCTGGAGAGCCAGGATCGAGTGGTCGTGTTCGGCTGGGCGCTCGCGGAGATCGAAGCGCTCAAAGAGCGACTCGGGGACGTCGCCCACCTAATCACAGGCAAAACGCCTGATGCCCAACGTCTGCTACTGCGCCAGCAGTTCGGAGACACAAAAAAGTTCCCCGAGAAGATGGTGATCATCGCCCAGTGGCGCACGATTAGTCTAGGCATCAACGAGCTGGTCACAGCCAGTCACGCGGTCATGATGTCCCTCACCGAGCAGCGTGAGGATATTCTGCAGGCCATGGGACGACTCGATCGTCCGGGCCAGACTTCCCCGGTCTTCTACCACTGGCTCCTGGCGCGTGGTACCGTGGACGAAGTGGTTAGGCGTTCACACCTTGAGCGCACAGACCTAGAACGCGGGCTTCTGGACTACCTAAGGGACAATGCATGACCGATATCGACACCGCCGCGATCCGCGCCGAGTTCGTCCAGACGAGGCACAGTCAGGTGGACGTGACGATCGGTGCGCTGTGTGATGCCCTGGACGCCGCCCGCGCCGAAGCAGACCGGCGCATGAGCCCTCCCGAGATGTACTGGCGCAAGAAATGCGGAGAGGCCGCCGCCCTGTACGTCAAGGAGATGGAGGCGAAGTTTCGGGAGCAGATCCGCGCCGAGGCCGCCGAAGCCAAGTTCGAGAAGCTCACCGAGCAATACAGGGACGTGGTGGGCGAACTGCTAGACCGCGCCGAGGCCGCCGAGGCCCGCATCGCCGCCGCCCTGGCCGTCCATTCATGGCGCGAGATTGACGGTGATACCGGCGATCAGGGCGAGCCTGTTGTCCTTCAGTCCGACGTCCGTCGCGCACTCGGGGACATCGGGTGACTGACAAGATCGCTCCGTGCGAGTTCACCGGCCGACACAAGCCTCACCTATACAAGAGTCACCCTTCCGAAGACGGTGCCAACTGGCACTGTCCCGGACTGGGAGTAACGTCCCGTAGAGTTGAAAACGTAGAACTTCCCGAAGAGGAGTAGAGATGGCCAAGGTCACCGTCCGCGCGAAGAACCCCTTCTCTCTGGTTCTGGGCGCCGTGCTGCTGCTCGTAATTCTGTGGCTGCTGCTGGGCTGGCTCATCATGAACGGACTGGACATCATCCACGACGACTGGGCGGCTGTCCCGGCGCTGGGCTATGCGTCCAGCCTGCAGGTCGTTATCTTGACGTATGTCGTCGGAGGTCTCTGGAGCCTGGCCAATTCGAAGTAGTACAATCAGACCATGGCACCATCGAAGCTGGTCTGCTCTGTTTGCTTCAAGCAATACGTAGTCCCCTCGCTAGCAGAGTCCTGCTGCTGGGACTGGAAGTATGACGAGGAAGAGGAAGAGGAAGAGTGAGCTTCGATCCCGCCGGGCTTATCCACGTCGTGGATGGGCTCGGCTTGAAGCGTCTCTGCGGGGAGTTGCGCAGCGGTCCTGCCGTGGCCGTGGACCTCGAGACCACTCAGCTGTCTCCGTTCGGACCCGACGCTCGCGTCGTGTGCGCTGCTGTGACCTTCAAATGTCAGAAGAGTACCGAAAACGGTACGCTAGTGACATACGTAGTGGGCCTATCCCACCCTGACTCGGGATTGCACCGTCGGTGGAAGTGTGCTCTAACGTATCTGGCTGATACGTTGCGCACCAATCCTCTGATCGCCCACAATGCCTCGTTCGACTTGACCTGGATCAAGGTCCACACCGGGGTAAACCTGTACGATCAACTGCTGTGTGACACCGCGCTTACGTCTCACATTCTGGACGAGAACTCCTCCGCCGGGCTCAAGCCCCGCGCCGTACGCGATCTCGGAGCCAAGCCCTGGCTGGACTTCTCCTGGAAGGATCTGGAGGCTGACGAACGCGCCAACCCGGACGGCCGGAAGCTGGCCGAGCGGGAAGAATACTACCGCATGACGGAATACTGCGCCGAGGATACCTACTGGACCTACCGCCTGTACGAGAAGCACGCTGCGGAGATGGACCTGTGGGGCACGGACTACGCGCTGCAGGACGAAGCCCAGCACGACCCAGACGCCCGCAACGCCATTCGCCTGGGCGAGTACTACAAACTTGTAGGACATCGCACCGTGTGCGCCCTGGCCGCGATCGAGGAGAACGGCTTCGCGCTGGACCGGGCCTGGTGTACAGAACGTCTGGCCTCTAATGCGCAAATCGTCTCGGATGCCGATTCCTGGCTTCTCAAGTGCACACTGGATGCCCAGGAACAGATAGAGATGGGCGCCGTTCGGGTTACCGAGGAGCTGGAGACAGCCCTGAACTACGTGACTACATCAGAACCGATGTGGTCAGCAGGTTCCAAGTGGTTCCTGTGCTGGGCCCAGCTGATGTGCGCGGTCGGGGAACTCCGCGTGGCTTCTCGCACCCCTAAGGGCCGTCCCCAGTGGTCCAAAGAGGTGCTTGACAAGCAGGCCCGTGAGGGCTCGCTGGTCGCCGCCAAGCTGCGCGAGATGCGCGTAGCGATGACCGAGAGCGCCTACATTCAGTCCTGGCTCAACGAGGCCCAGGCTGACGGTCGGATCCGGGCCAGTTACAACTACGCCACGAGCCCCCGCGAGACCAGCGACGCTCCGGTGACTGGGCGCCTGTCCTGCAGTAAGCCGAACCTGCAGCAGGTCGCCAGGAGCGCCAAAGCGGCCTTCTGCGCCGCGCCGGGCCATGTCCTGGTGTCAGCGGACTACAGCCAGGTTGAGGTCCGCGTAGGGGCCTTCCAGGCCCGCTGTGAGCCCTTGATCGCTGCATACAAGGAGGGCCTGGACGTACACACGCTCATGGCTGCCTCCACCAGTGGCCTGCCGTACGACCAGATCACCCCGGGACTCCGACAGGGGTT